ACTGGGTACATAAAAACGGTACGGTGCATAGCTTTAAGCATGATAAACCAAAAATATTAAAACAACATGAAAATAAAGGTGGTTATAGTCGGGTGCAGCTTTGGCATAAAGGCAAGGGCTTACTAAAGTTAGTGCATAGGCTAGTAGCCAATGCGTTTTTAGTAAAAGAAAATTGCCAAACAGAGGTAAATCATATTAATGGCGTTAGGCATGATAATGATGTAAATAACTTAGAGTGGTGTACTCGTAGTGAAAATATATTACATGCTTTTAACGTGCTAGGAAGAGTGTCAGGTAGGCGTAAACTAAAAAAAAGACAGGTAACCTTCATAGGTCACTTAATCAGTAGAGGGTATAATGATAGTCAAATAGCCGTTAGTGTGGGTACCTCTAGGCAGTCGATAAAAAATATAAGAAAACGTACGGCATATAAAGAGATGTTTGACACCACTGCGTTAAAAAGGTAAACTTAGATATGGCAAAGTCAACAAAAGCAGTAGCTGAGCAGAGATTAGACGAGATACACACCCTATTACTACGCAATTTTACAAGGCGTGAGATAATAGCGTATTGTAACAAAAAGGGCTGGGGCATTGCACCAAGTACAGTAAGCCAGTATATTAGGAAGGCTAATAAAATTATATACGCTGCTAGTGATAAAACCAGAGAGGCGTTTTTTAATAAGACCTTAAAACAGTATGAGGATTTATATAAATTAGCGGTTATGAAAAAGGATTATAACGCTGCTCGTAATGTACAGACTGATATAAGTAAACTTATGCACCTTGATAGAGTAATGGCTGATAAAGACGAGGCTAAGGGTGAGTTTACTATAACATATAAGCCTAAGGCTGATGTCAACGATTGAACTACTCCCACATCAAGAGGAGTTTTTATTTAGATCAAAAGAAAAATTTGCTCTTTTATGTGGAGGTATCGGCTCAGGTAAATCATGGGCTGGCTCACATTACATCATTAAAAAAGCCATGCTACAGACAGGAGCAGTAGGTCTAATAACAGCAAATACATATAAGCAATTACTAAACAGTACACTAGCCTGCCTCTTTAGGGAGCTGGATAGTCTAGGTATACCGTTTAAGCACAACAAAAACTCAGGGGAGCTTACTTTGTTTGGTCAAAAGATACTATGTACCTCCTTAGAAAACTATGACGCATTGAGAGGTATAGAGATAGGTTATTTTTGGGCTGATGAGGTGCGAGATACTAGAGTCGAGGCGTGGCAGGTGCTTATAGGGCGTTTAAGAGATAAAAGGTGTAAGCTAGAGGGGCGTTTAACAAGCTCACCTCTAGGCTTTAACTGGTTATATGATTATTTTGCTGGTGAGGCTAAAACATCAGAGCATAGGCTAATTACTGCCTCATCTTATGATAACCCTTATTTACCTACTGGATATATTGACACGCTAGTAAAGGGATATGATAAAGAGATGGCAGCTCAAGAGGTGGGCGGTAAATTTATTAATCTAGGCGTAGGTAAAGTATACTATGCCTTTGACAGGCAGCGCCACGTTGGAGCTTTTGACGAGCCTGATGGCATACCTAAGGGGGGCTGTGATTTTAACGTAAGCCCTATTACAGCCGTTAAAGGCTACTACTACGATGATACTTTTTGGATAGTGGATGAGATATATAAAGAAAACTCTAACACTTACTGGCTGGCTGATGAGGTGCGAGAGCGCTGGCCTGGCATTGAGCTGTACCCAGACGCTACAGGTAAGGCTAGAAAAACCTCAGCCGTTAAATCAGACCATCAAATACTAAGAAGTGCTGGTATTGATTTACAGCACACTAGAAACCCTCATGTAAAAGATAGGTATAATTGCTTGAATGGGCATTTAGCGCATGATAGAATAAAGATACATGAGAGATGTAAAAAGTTAATAAAAGATATGGAGCAATTGACGCATGATAATAAAGACGATAAACTCAGTCATATGTCAGATGCGCTCGGCTATATGGTATGGGCGTTAGCACCGTTAGAGGTGCCTAAGTCAAAGCCTATAATACAAGGGTACGCTTAATGATATACAATGCAGACAGCACAGAAAAACTAAAAGAGCTATTTACTGAGAGCGTAGATTTAACAGTAACTAGCCCCCCATATGATAACTTGCGTACATATAACGGTACATTGGATTGGAGCTTTGACATATTTAAGGCAATAGCAGACCAGCTTTACAGGGTTACTAAAATGGGTGGCGTAGTAGTATGGGTAGTAGGTGACGCTACAATAAAAGGCAGTGAAACAGGTACATCATTTAAGCAAGCGCTATACTTTAAAGAGATTGGCTTTAATTTGCATGATACTATGATATTTCATAAGCACACCCCACCACTAACACACAAAAGATATGAACAACACTTTGAATATATGTTTGTTTTCACAAAAGGAGCCGTAAATAGATTTAACCCAATAAAAGAAAATAAAACATATAAAGACAACAGACAAAACAGGGCTTTTAGAAGAGAAAAAAATGGGGAGCATGAAACAGGCTTTTCATCAAAGAATTTGCTAAAAATAAAGGGGAATGTTTGGAAATATAATGTAGGTGGTGGTCATTTAACAAAAGACAAAATCAACCACCCTGCGATGTTCCCAGAAGCATTAGCAAGAGATCACATAATATCATGGAGTAATGAGGGCGATACTGTGCTAGACCCATTCATGGGAAGCGGTACAACTGGCAAGATGGCAAAGTTATTAAACAGAGAGTTTATAGGTATAGAAAAAGACAAGGAATATTACGATTTAGCTAAAAATAGGATAGCAAGCGCTTAGGAGGCAAGATGATAGTAAGTAGAGAGATGTTAGCGGATATAGCTAAAATAGCAGTAGACCAAAAAGCTTTTAAATATGCAGAGTCACAAAAATACAGCTTTTATAGCGGCGCTACACTAGAGCAGATTAAAGAGCGCATCATTAAGGAGTTTAAAAACCCTGATACTAAACATGAGCTATTTAACAGGCTATGCCCTATTAATATCATGCGTAAAATCATTACTAAGAGCGCACGTATTTACATTGAGCCACCACTAAGAAAAGACGCTACAGATAATGAGGATGATGAGGCTTTATTTAGCCTATATCAAGATAGCATGGCTATTAACCGTAAGATGATGACATCTAACAGGCTATACGAGATATTTAAAAAGTTTATTATTGAGCTATACCCTGATGGCATGGGTATGCCTAGAGCAAGGGCTTTACCACCACATACTATCATAGCTTTATCTTATAATACTGTATCAGAAAACGTACCCGATGTAATTGTTAAGCTGGTTAAGATAACAGGCAGCCCTAAAGAGTGGGAATTACATGTCTGGTCTGATGAGTCTTTTTGGGTAATTGACGGTGAGGGTCATATTAACACTACTAAGATGCAGGCGCTTGATAATCCAGAGGGGGCTAATAAATGGGGTGTTTTACCTTTTGTATATAAGTGTGACTCAGAGTTAGGTGTTGAGCCTATACCAGAAGATGCGCTTTATGAGTGCTCAGTAAAGATACCTATTTTACTTACTGATTTATCTTTTGGTGCTAAGTATCAAGCATGGTCATTAATCTATACTGTAAATGCTGGTGGTAGTATACCTACTAATCCTAATACAGTAGTACATCTTGAGCAAAAAGAGGGCGAGCCTACACCTAGCATTAATAAGTTAGACCCTACTATTCAGATTAGTGAGACACTAAAGCTTATTGAGGCTCAAATATCTTACTTACTATCTACTAGAGGGCTTAAAACATCCTCTATATCAGGTCAATTTACTACTACTACAGCAGAGAGCGGTATTAGTAAGGCAATTGATAATAGTTCACTAATTGAGGATAAGAAAAACGATCAACAGATATTCCTAGAGGCTGAGGAGGAGATGTGGGACAAGATCAACTTACTCAATAAAGCATGGCGCATGCAAGGCTTACTACAGGGTGATTACTCTAAAGAGTTTAGTGCTACCTTTAAGGCCAGGGTTATCTTATCAGAGCCTAAAGTAGTTATGTCTGAGAGTGAGCAAGTAGATATATCTATTAAGAGGCTAGAGGCTGGCCTATCAACTTTAAAGATGGAGCTAAAACAGCTTTACCCATCACTTACAGGCGCAGAGATTGATGAGCTTGAGGAGCAGATAAAAGAAGAGTCTGCAAGTGACGTAGAGGCGTTAAATAATCAGTTTAATGATGAGGATAACGTAGACGATGGCGCAAAGGACTAAAAAGGGTACACGTAAATTAAGGCTTACTGTAGACCTAGCACGTATATTTAATAGGGTAATGACTAACAAAAGCCCTGATGTGCGCAGGGCATTACGCAGTAAGCTAACAGATGTTAGTGTAAAAAGAGCCTTTGCTTTAAATGCTATAGAGCTAATAACTAAGCGTACACTTAGCAATAAAGACGTAAACGGTGAGAGCTTCGCAAAGTATTCTAAGAGCTATAAGAAAAGTGCAGAGTTTAAAATATACGGTAAAAGCGCCACTAAGGTTAACTTAAAGCTTACAGGTGAGATGTTGGCCAGCATGGTATCAAAGCCTAAAGCTGGTACGTCTATAGTGCTTGAGTTTATAGATGCAGATAACAATAATAAAGCACATGGTCATACATTCGGGGGTGGTGTTAAAAATAGCCTACCTATTAGAGACTTTTTTAACCTTACTAGCGATGAGGAAAATGAATTGCTTACAGATATACTAAAAGAATCTAGCACAGAGGAAGATGTAAACGCATTAGCAGACTTCTTTACTCTGGCATTGGATGACTTACTGTGATTAAAATGAGAGTCAAAAAAGGCTCTATATTAGATGCTAGTGTAAGGCGTAAGAAGTTTAAGAAGCTAAAACAGCAAGCTTTGAGTAAAAAGATAATGAAACGCCTAGCTAAAAGCACAGAGGACTTAGTCTATAAGCGTGTAAAGTCAGGCTATGGCGTTAAGGGTAATACTAAGGGCAAGTTAAAAAAGCTATCACCACGCTATAAGAAGTACAGAAAAGGTAAACCTTTGGGTGAGTTTGGCACGCCTAATAAATCTAACCTCACACTTACAGGCCAGATGTTGCAGGCTTTTGGTAATAAGGTTACTAAAAACACATTTAATCTATTCATTAAAAAGACTAGCCGCAAAACTATAACAGGTGGCAGTGATAAACATAACAATGCTAAAATAGCAGAGTTTGTATCTAAACTAAGACCATTTTTAAGCTTGAGTAAGCCAGAGGCTAGGGTTATAATATCTGAGTACAGACAACATATTAAAGATGTTGCACGTAAAATTTTTAATTGATATAATTTAATAAGTAAAGGGAGGCTAAATGAGTGATGTTGCTAATAGTGCACCAGAGGGCGCTAATGATGATGCTACCAGTGGAGTATCTGAAAAACAACATGGTGATAACTCACATGTAGAAAAGGTTTTAAAAGAGCGTAATAACTATAAGACTAGAGCGCTTGAGGCTGAGGCTAAACTAAAGGCTCAGGCTGAAAAAAGCCTAATCGAAAATGAGGAGTTCAAAACACTAGCTGAAAATAAGCAAAAGGAGTTAGAGGCTGCAAGGGCTGAGCTTAATAAAACTAATAAGATTATTGAGACTGCTAAGAAAACATCAGCCCTAACTAATGAGTTATCTAAGCTAGGCTGCAATGAGTCTTATGTAGGGCAAGCTATTAAATTAGCTAACTTAGAGGATATTAAAATAGACTCTGAGTTTAACACTACAGTAGGTGCAGATGCAGTAGCACAGTCTATTAAAGAGGCTGTACCAGTGTTGTTTGGCAGTTCTGAGAGGGTTTTAAATAGTGCGCCAGAGGGCACTAATGAAAAGCTCACCTTAGAGGCTTACAAAAAGCTATCCAGAGAGGATAAAATTAAACGTAGAGCAGAGCTTGAGGCTAATCTAGGTATAACTACTGGATTAACAAGGCTAAGCTCTAAATAACTAAAGGAGTTAACATGGGAGTTAATGGAGTATCAGAAAACGCTGCAATCATTCCAGAGATATGGAGTGCTACCTGGTATGATGAGCTAAGGGCTAATCTACCAATCGCTAATTTTTTCGACAAAACACCTGAGCATATCAGTGAGCTAAGATTTGGTGACATCTTGCATATGT